AGCGGCAGAATATGCAACAATAACTGGAAGGTCAGAAGACCAAGCAACAACTCAAAGGATTAAACAATCCTGTATGCTTTTAGATGCTAGGCTAGGAATGCGAACGAGGGAAGATAATGGGTGGAAAGTTGATATGACAGATGTTGAAGATTATCAATCTGAGGCAATAAAACAATGGGTTGCATATATGATTTTGTATTTATTTGACAACAGCGATACAGCACCTTCTACCTCAAATTTAACTCTTGGGAAATTTAGTGTTTCAGGAAATACAGAGGGGATACAAGGGATACCAAATGCTTTATCCTTTGTTGATTCGATACTTGTAAGTTCAGAATTGATAAGAACAGAGGTAAAAATGAAATGAACGCTATTCAATTTAACCAATTAATGTCACACACTTTTACAGTTAAAAAAAGAGTTAGAGATTGGCAAGGAAACTTTATTGATAGCACAACAACTACAGGAGTTGAAGGGTTTGCACAGTATGGAAAGAAGCTAGTTACTAACAGAAAAGGCGAAACAGTTACAGCTTCGGCAATAATCTTTTTTAAAAAAGATGCCCCAATAGATTCAGAGTATGAGTATTGGCTAATAAGTCAAACAGCACCTTACAAAAGAGAAGATATGGAAGTAATAAGAATAGACCCAATAGAAGACCCGAGGTATGGAACTATTCATCATTATGAAATATCAGTAAAATAAACAATAAGGAGGAATCATCTGATGGGTTGGCGTAGATGGAATGGCGAACAATTAAAAGTTTTAGTAAACTATGCTAAAAGAGAAGCAGTTCGTAAAACTTGTCATACCATTCTTGAAGCCGCAGAGCAGGAAGTTCCACATGATGAAGGAACTTTAATGCGGTCAGGTGAGGTTCTTATGGCACCAGAAGGTTCGGCAGAAGGAGCAATAGTATTTGGAGGAGGAGTAGGCACAGGACAACCAGTAATTCCATATGCTATTAGATGGCATGAAACGGAAGCTAATTTCCAGAAGGGAAGAAAAAGATTTTATCTCAAAGACCCTTTAAATAAGTTAGGTCCTGTAATTCTTAATAAAAGTTTAGAGTTAGAAGTGAGGAAGCTATTATGATTGCTGAAGAATTAGCGTTATATATACAAAAGTTAGGGCATGGAGTACAAGGTACAACATTATTTAATGCTTATCAGCCAGACAATCCGGATAATTGTATAACAGTATATGATGTTTCAACGTCAATATTGGAAGAATCACAAGCTCTAGCAATAGACCAATATGGGGTTCAAATCTTGGTACGAAACGAAACTTACAATACAGCTAGAGATAAGCTGATTGCAATACACAAAGATTTAGTCGGATTTGGCGGTGAGCCATTTATAGCAGAGGGTTCTATGATTTCAGTAGTGTATGCTGACACAGCACCAAATTCTATTGGCAAAGATGAAAAAGGAAGAGATGAATGGTCAGCACATTATAGAGTTAGAGTTGAATCCATAGGAGATAAATTTAGAAATTAATATTTAAGGAGTTGATTAAAATGCCAGAAGTAAAATTCGCAGAAACAGTCATAGAAATAGACGATGAAGTGGTTGCAAAGGTGGTATCTTTTTCAAGAGCAGTTAGTGTTTCAGAGGAAAATATCACAGGTTCTGAAGATGTAATAGCCGGTACTTCAGTTTTACATGAAGTATATTCGCCAATTTCGGTTGGGGAAACAGCTAATGTTGAAGGAATTGCAATTGAAACTGTTGCATCAGGATTAGATGAGGGACAAAGTGCTTTGAGGGAAGCGGCAGAAGATGGTGATTCAGTTGTTCTAAAACACACAAAGAATACCGGATATGGTGAAAGTATGACAGGCTTTTTTACCGCATATTCCGAGAATGCTTCTACTTCAGGAGTTTATAAATTTAGCGGTACTTTTAGAATTAATTCAAAGACTGATATAACACCAGCTTCATAAGAAAAAAAGGAGGGTTAACCAATTGAAAGAGTTAAAGAACAATGAAGAAAGAATTGCTTATCTGAACAAAAAAGTTTTAGAAGAATCGGTTGAGCAAGAAGCAAACCTTATAACCGACTATGACGAAGCCTTGAAAGAATATAAAACTAAACACAATCCTTACAAGATAAAATTTAAAGGTGAGGTGTTTGAAATTCCACAATCAATGCCATTCTCTTTTTCCATGTTTTATATAAAAACTTGTGTTCAAAGAATAAATGGGAAAGATATGTTTAAAATGCCGGACAATGAAACCTTGTATGAAATTGTTGAAAGAATATTCGGAAAAAAGTTTTTAGAAATTTTAAACAATAACCAAGATATAGAAATGGGATTTGTTTTAGAAAATTTAGTAGCAGACATTCTCTCAAAGTGGGGTTGTATTGCTGGGGCTAAGGATAAAACTGAAAAAAACTTGTAAATCCTAAGTTGTTATTATGGGCTTGGGGTGCATTAGAAGCTGATTTCGTACGGTATTATAACATAGACTTAGTTGAAAAAGGTTTGAACGATAGAATCACTTGGCGTTACTTTTTAACTCTTGTCAGAGGTTTACCTGCGGACTCAGCTTATTCTCTTTGGTTGAAGAATAAAGAAAATCGTACTTTCGCTGAATGGAGCGAAGGACAAATAGACGAAGATATTTCAAGGGTTGCAAAAAGGTAAGGTGTTTTAAAATGGCTTTTGTAGTAGGAGAAATAGCCGCTAGTGTAACAGCAAACTCAACAAAATTCAATATGGCAATGAGCCAAGTAAAAGCACAAGGGGCGGCAACAGCAATAAGCGTAAATCAAAAGTTTACCAACCTTTCTCAAAGCATGACGAAGGTTGGTTCAACTATGACCAAAACTCTTACATTGGCTTTTGTTGCAATCGGAGCGGCTTCTTTTAAAATGGGAAGTGACTTTGAATCTGAAATGACTAAAATCATTGGTCTTGTAGGTGTTGCAGATGAACAAGTTGGTGAGTGGAGCAAAGACCTTTTAGCAATGGCACCTAAGGTTGGGAAAACACCGAAAGAACTTGCCGAAGCCTTATTCTTTGTAACATCAGCAGGATTGAGGGGAGCAGAAGCCTTAGATGTGTTAGAAATGTCAGCAAAAGCCTCTGCGGCAGGATTAGCAGAAACAAAGGTAGTCGCAGACCTTGTTACCTCCGCAGTAAATGCTTATGGAATACAGAACTTATCAGCGGCAAAAGCAACAGATATTCTTGTGGCCTCAGTACGAGAAGGGAAAGCCGAAGCTTCAGAACTAACAGCTTCATTAGGGCAGGTATTGCCAGTAGCTTCTGAAATGGGAGTTTCATTTGACCAAGTTGGTGCAGCAGTCGCAGCAATGACTAGAACAGGAACGAATGCGGCAACAGCATCAACAGAATTAAGACAAATTTTGATGGGTTTACTAAAACCTTCGAAACAAGCGGCAGATGCGTTGAATTCAATGGGTACATCCTCAAAAGCATTAAGAGAGCAGATAAAAGAAAAAGGTTTATTGTCAGCACTTACTACTATAAGGAGTTTGACTAATCAATATGGCGAGGATATCATGGCACAAGTTTTTCCAAACATAAGAGCTTTAGCCGGAGTTTTAGATTTAATGGGGGAAAACGCTTCTGAAAATGCGAACATATTTGAAGCATTAGGGAAGACAACGAATGAAACAGCATATGCTTTTGAAAAAGCTTCAGAAACAGCCGCTTTTAAGCTAGACCAAACTATGGTACAATTGCAAGTTACTATGCTAGGGTTTTATGACACATTGAAAAATGCCATTATCCCTATATTAGGCAAGATTGGAGAAAAACTTGGAAGTGTAACAAAGTGGTTTGAAGGATTGAGTGTTGAACAAAAAGAAAATGTCTTGAAATGGGCGGCAATTGTTGCGGCAATAGGACCTATGCTTTTGATATCAGCTAAATTAATAACCGCAGTTCAAGCAATCGGAGCGGCATTAATGTTTCTTGGAGCTAATCCAATAATCCTTGCGATAGCAGGAGTTGTTGCGGCAATAGCAGGGATTGTATATATTACAAACAAATCAAGCAATGCCGTAAAAAAGGCAACAGAGGAAGAAATCGAAAGTTACAAATCTCTTGCTGAAGAAAAAATTAAGTCAGTACAAGAATCTGCCGAAGCTAAAAAAGCTTTGCTTCAATCAGAATTAGACACAGCAAAATCATTATGGGCAGAAGAAACAGAGAATGCCCATGCAAAATATAAGAATGAGCTAGATGCGGCCGAAGAAAAAACAGCTTCTGTTTTAGCAGGGTTAGAGAAAGAAGCAGACCAAATCGAATCTAATCATGCAACGGCCATACAAAAAATACAAGATGAATATGGAACACTAGAAACAGTTGAAAAAAGTAAAATCGAGATAGTAACGGATAATTTTAATACAAGGATGGAGCAAATTGCAAGTGAAAAAGCAGAACATTTAGCTTCTCTGAAAGAACAAAAAGAAGCAGTAATTGTTAATTATAACAAGCAAGTTGAAGAAGCAGGGAAAGCCCATGCAGAAATTTTAACTATGCTTGACGAACAGCTTGATAATCAGAAAAGTAGAGTAGATAGAGAAACCGATTTAATAATAGGAGGACTTGAAGATAAAATATCTTTACTAGAAGGTTCTTCAAAAGAAGAAGTCGAAATCCAGAAAAGAAGAAGGATTGAAACAAGGGCAATTGAACTTGAAGATTTAATAGCGGCTGAAACGGACAAAACAGAAAGAGAAGCTTTAATTACTGAAAGAGAAAACTTAATTTCTGGGTTGATTTCAGATGCGGCAGACGTGAACATTGAAACTCAAAAATGGGCATTAAGAGAAGAAATTCTTGCGGCAAAAATAAGTTCGGCAGAAAAGAAAACTAATTTAGAATTAGCGAATGCCGAAGAAAAAACAATAACAGAAAAAGCATTGGAGGATAAGATAACAATTTATGGGCAAGACAGGGAGGCGGCACTTGTTATTTTAGGAGAAACCGAAGCCAATTATATTACTCATATTAATACATTAATTACTGAAGCAGAAAGACAAAGAGATGCAAATATAACAATTTTAAAAGAAGAAAGAGCTGCGGCAATAACAGCACAAGTTGCAATACGCGCGGCATTAAAGCAAACAAATGTTGATGCAATGTCAGACCTTGAAGCAACAACTAAAAAAAATAAAGCTGAATATGATAAACAGCTTGCAGATACTATCACCTTTGCAGAGAATAAACAAAAAGCCTTACAAAATGCTTATGAAATAGCAGAGGCACAAGAAGATTTAAATACTTTAAACGAAAAACTCAAAATTGAAAAAGACCTTCTTGACAAAATTGCAGTAGAAGAAGCGAAATTAGCCGAGGAAGAAAATAAAACTTTTGTGGAAAAAACAACAGGTAAATTTTCTTCACAAGTTGGAGATTCAGGAGGTAAGGTTAAAGGGATATTGGACACGATAAAACCTTTCCAAACGGAAAACTTACCTACTATTGGCGGTGCAAAAGAAACTTTGTCTAATATAGGGGCAGCAATAGGAGAAACAGCAAGTGGTTTCTGGAACACGATAAAAGAAACAACACAAGGAATCGGAGATAATTTAGACACTTTG